GCGACCGAGCCGTAGGCCGTCCCGACGTCGTTGAACTGCGCCACCGTCACCCGCGTGGTCGCGCTCGCGAACGTGTCGGCGTCGTCGCTTTCGATGACGAGGTCGAGGGTCGGCGTGGTGCCGCTCGCCCCGACCACGTGCACCGCGTAGTAGAGCCGCTGCGCCGCCGTGACCGCGCCGAGGTTGCTGCCCGTGCCGTTGCCCGTCGCCGTCGCCGCCGCCTGGTAGTCGGCCACCGCGCCGCGCAGCAGCGCCCCCGCCCCGGTCAGTGCCAGGGAGAGCCGCGACGCCGCGCCCACCTGCCCGCCGAGCGTGTAGGAGAACTCGCTCGCGAGCAGGAAGTAGGCCACGTCCGCCACCGCCGGCACGGTGCCCGCCGGCTTGACCACCGTCGCCGGCCAATCCGCCTTGCTGATCTGCGCGAACGCCGACGCGTCCGGCTCGGCCGCGTCCCAGAAGCCGTCGAATCGCAGCGACGCCTTGAGCAGCCCGGCGAGCGTCTCGGCGTAGCCGGTCGTATCGAACGTGGACACGTCGACCTCCGGCGCCGTCGCCTCGAGCGCCACCTGGTTGACCTGCGACGCCAGCGCGAGCGGCCCGTAGTAGAGCCCCAGATTCTTGAGCACCTGCTTCGCCACCGCCTACCCCCTGCCCTTCCGGGCCGTCGCCTTCGCCTTGCCCGGCGCGGCCTCCGGCGCCAGCGCCGCCGCGTCGTACCACTCCGCCAGTCCGTCCGCCACGAGCTGCGCGGCGCGCCCGGCGTCCACGAATCCGAACGGGAAACGCGCGCCCTCCGGCGGCGCCTCGCCCGGCTCGAGCACCCGGAGCACCGTCTCGGGCCGGTAGGCCCCCCACGCCGCGAGCGTCACCACGTGCCGCATTTCGGCCATCACGCCTCCCACCGCACGAACGGCACCCGGAGGCCCCGCCCGTACCAAACGTCCGTTACCGACGCCCCCGACGGACGCGGCGCGAGAAACTGCACCCCGCTCCCGTCGCCGCTCTTGAAAAGCGTCACCAGCGCGTCCACGAGATCCCGCACCCGATCGTCGCCGGCGCGGCGCTCGCTCCACACCTCGCACACCACCTCGCCGTCGATCCGCACGCCGCCCGCGAAGTCCGCGAGCTCGGCGCCCGAGTATTCGACCTCGACGTTCACGAACGCCGCCGGGAGCGCCGGCGGCGAGGTCGGCTGCGGCGGCTCGAGCTGCCCGCTCGGCCAGAGCACCGGCGCGGAGGTAAAGGTTGCCAGGAGAGCCCCGATCGCCGCCCGCTCGCTCCCGTAGCTCACGCGTCGCCCCCCATCACCCGACGGATCGCGCCCTCGACGATCGCCTCCTCTTCGGCCGCCAGGCGCGTCAGGATCGGCGTTTTCAGCCCGACCGGAGCCTGTTTCGATCCCACCATGCGCCCGCGCACCTGCGAGACGGTGCCGCTCTTGTGCCGCCGCTTGTAAGGCTTCGCCACCTTCCGGCCGCCTTCGATGACCAGAGCGTGCGGCGCCGTGGCGCCTACCTTCGTAGGCCGCCCGGCCGCGATCGCGTCTTGCGGATTCGGCGGGTAGCTCCGCCAGCTCGCGCGCAAGCTCGGCCGGCCGCTCGCGCGCTGCGAGCCCACCGGCGACGACTCCCGCGCCAGCTCGAGGAGGCGCTCGTGCAAGCTCGCGTGCACCTCGGCCGTGAGCTCGCGCAGCGAGAGCCCGACCATCTCGGGAAACTTCGCCGCGAACTCCTCGAGGCCCGCGAACGTGTGCCCGGTGCCGCGCATCAGCTCACCGCATCCCCCACGACCACCGTCCACCGCGCCGGCGTGCCGCCCGGCGCCACCGGCCGCACCTCCACCACCGGGAACGCTTCCCCGCCGTCGACCACGAGGTCGCCCTCCTCCGGCGCCGTCAAATCGTCGCCGACCAAGTGATAGGCCCGCCGATCCGTCCGCCGGCCGTCGCCCGACTCCTCGAGGAGCTGCTCGCCCCGGAACGCGTACAGCGTCCGGTCCGCGTACCCGGCCGCCAGCGTCACCGCCCCGCCGGCCGGCACCTCCGCCGCCAGCGCCGGAGCGATCGACACGGAGAGCTTCCCCGCCGTCGTCGCCTCCGCGTCCGCCTGCACCACGTAGGGAGCCGCGTGCCCGGCCACCGTCAACGACGCCCCGGCCACGATCCGGCCCCGAAGCCCCGTCCCTTTGAGCGCCAGCGCCACCGCGCCGAGCGCCTGCACCCCGTCCGCCTCGAGCGCCGCGATACCGTCGCCCGTCACCTGATTGACCAGACTCGCCCGCCGGCGGAGCGTCACCGTTCGATCCCCGCCGAAAAACCGGATCGCCGCCGCCGACACCGCGCGCGCCGCCGCGCCGTAGCTCACCCCGCAAACCTCCACGGGTCGAGCGCCCGGCGCGCCTCCTCCGGCAGCCCGGCCGCGAGCGCCGCCCCCGGCGCCCACGAGGCCGAGAAACCATCCGCCGAAAGGCTGGTAAGCCCCGCCTCTCGCTTCCGCGCGCTGTAGAGCAGCCCGAGCACGTACAGCGCCACCGCCTGCACCCCGGCCGGCACCTCCACCGCATCCCGCGCCGTCGCCGTCGCCGTGCCCACCGCCACCGTCGCCCCGGCCGTCGTCGGCCAGACCGGCTCCGGCCCGGCGCCGCTCGCGCCGGCCGTTGTCACCTCGAAAAGCCACGGCGAGAGCGCCGGCGAGCTCGGCCGGAGCCAGGCCCCGGCCGCGAGCGTCAAGCCCGTCGCCCACGTCTGCACCGCATCCGGCGGAAGCCACCCGCCGTGGTACGTCACCTCGAGCTCCGGCTCGGCCTCCTCCGGCCCCGCCGTGCCGCCCGACCAGCCCGCGTTCCGGTAGAGAATCCCGGCCGCCGGGTCGATCGCGTCGGCCTCGAGCGTCTCGTCGTAGGCCTCGGCCGTGACCTGGTGCGCGTCGACCGGGAAGGCCGAGAGCGCCACCCGATGCCGCGACGTGACCGGGAGCGCCTCGAGGTAGCGCTGCCGGAGGAGCGGCCGCCCGAGCTCGCCTTCGAACAGCCCCCGCACCCGCTCGAGCAGCGCCGCCACCGCGGCGTCTTCCGTCGCGCCCGAGATCCCGAGCTGCGCCTTCGCCGCGGCGAGCGTGACGAGCGACCCGTAGGCCGAGCGGGTGAGCACGCGGAGCGCCACGAGCTACCGCCCCCGCCGCCCCTTGCGCGCCATCGCTTCGGCCCGCTCGCCCCGCCGCGGCGCCTCCGCGGTTTCCACCACCGGCGCCGGCTCGCTCGGCGCGGCCGGCTTGCGCGTCTCGACCGCCACCGCGTAGCCACCGGCCACGAGCGACGCGCCGAGCTCCGCCGGTACTTCGTGCTCGCCGGGAGCCAGGCACCCGGCCGGGCCGGCGGCGAGCGTCCGCAGCAGGATCCTCACTGGTAGACCACCGTGAGCCCGTCGGCGTTCGTGAGCGTGGCGTGCACCTTGGAAGCGAAGAGGATGCCGCCCGGGATCGGAAGCACCACCGTCGCCGCCGCCGAGGCCGGCGTGTAGACCGTCAGCTTGGTCGTGCCGCCCGCGCCCCCGTCCTTGAGCACCGCCGTTCCGGCCGTCGCCGTGCCCCGCACTTCGACCGCGAGCACCTGCGCCGGGCCGGCCGTCACGTCACCCGTCGCGGTGACCGATGCCGAGCTCGCCACGTCAGGAGCTCGCCAGAACCCCGACGCCCTCGAGCGCCAGGAGCACCGCGTTGAGCTTGGTCACCACCGCGTCGAACTCCGCCTTGTTGGGCGCGGTGCCCGCCGCCACCGACGCGTCCGCGATATGCGCGGCCTGCGTTCCGGCGGCCGTGATCTTCCCGCCCGACGCCACCTCGAGCTCGCCGCCGCTGGCGACCACCAGGGTGGCGCCGCCCGGCTCGCGGTAGACCTTCGTTTCGTAGCTCATGCGTCACCGCCTCCGAAGGAAAAGAGGGGGGCGGGCGGGAGAGTCCTTTGCACCCGCCCCCCGAGGGTTCACTTCGTCAGCTCCCGACCGCGAAGGTCGAGGCCGCCACCGTCGTCGAGCTCTGCGTCACCGGAGCCTTGCTGCCCCGGTAGCGCACCGCGATGCACTCGCCGAACGCGATGTTCTGCGTCGCCGAGGTCCGCACGCCCTGCACGTAGCGCTTCTGCGGGCGGAACACGTCCACGATGAGAAGCTGACCGTTGAGGTCGTCGTTCGCGCCGGAGGTGGCCGCGGCCGTGGCGCCGGTGACGGCGCTCATGCCACCGTCGGCGTTCGTGTCGCTCGCCTCGACCTTGAGGGTCGCGACACCACCGCTGACGCAATCCGTCACCGTGGTGAGGAACACCACGCCGTCCCACCCCGACATGTCGAGAATCGAGGTGTTGGCGTCGGTGTTGTTGGCCGCTCCCACGGCGGCCCCGGCGTAGTCGATCAGAGCGTTCTTGAGCAGGCTCATGGTGTCCCTCCTCAGCCCAGCTTCACGCGGGCGAAAGCCTCGCCCAGCACGGGCATGCCATCCGCCTCGAGACGGCCGATGAAGCCCACCTGGTTGCTCTCCGCGTAGAGCTCGTCGAGCCGCTGGAGCTCGAACTGCAGCGCTTCGGCGATCCAGTAGTAGGAGAAGTCCCCGACGATGCCCACGTACTGCGCGGTGGTCGCCGTGTTCGGCGCGTACTCGCTGACGTAGAGCGGGAAGCCGAGCAGCCGGTCCGGCATGCCCGGCGTCATCGCCAGCTCGAGGAGCGGCTTGCCCTCGCCGTCCTTGAGCTTCGCGATCAGCTTCACGATGTCGCGGTGAAAGATCCAGGCGGCCCGCTGCCAGTAGCCGCCCTTGATGCCGTACTTGGCCTCGAGGAGCCCGTCGAGCGTGGGGTAGGTGGCCGCGTTGCCGGTCGCCACGTCGCGGGAGGTCGGAATGCCGTCGTTCGATGCCGTGAACACGCCGAGAGGCTGGCCGGCACCGCTGCCGGTCATTGCCGCCTTCTCGAGCGTGATTCCGAACTTGTAGGCCATGCGATCCCGCACGATGCCCTCGGCCGCCGCGGCGAGCCGGAGCAGGCGCCGGGAGACCTTGATCCGCTTGCCGAGCGGATACGGCTTGAGCTCCCGCTTGCCGAACGCCATCGTCGAATCTTCCGAGCCCGTGCCGAGCTCGCTCGTCCACGTCGCGTCCGCCGGATCCGCATCGAGCGAAGCCGCGCCGAGCGACTCGGCGGCCGTGACCGGCAGCACCGTCGCGAGCTGCCGAATGAAGGTCTGGTCGTCGATCGCCTTGATTAGCTCCGCCGTGAACTCCTGCGGCGCCACCAGGTAGCCGCCCGCCGTCGGCGAGTCGACCTGCAGCGCCCGGAGCTCCTCTCCCGTGAGCGAGCCCCGGCCGTTGACCAGGAACGACCGGAACGCATTGAGCGCCGAGCTCACCCCGCCCTGCGCGCCGCGGTTCTCGGCGCCGCCCGCCGGCACCGTCCGGGCGCCCTCGAGCTCCGCCTCCACCTCGGCCTGCTTCGCCAGCGTCGCCGCCAGCGCGTCCGCGTCCGCCTTGAGACTGGCGATCTTCTCGTGCAGCGCGTCGAACTGCGCCTGCTCCTCGCTCGTGAGCTGGCGCTTCTCGTCCTCGGCGCGAGCCAGGATGCGGCCCGCCTCCTCGGCGAGACGCGCCCGCTGCTCGAGCATCTCTCGCACCCGCTTGTTCATGGGCCGTCCGCCCTCCTCGTTTCGGGCCGGCCGAACGCGCGACAGGCGCGGAGCCGAGCCCGGGTTGATCCGGGTTGCGGCCCCGCGCCCGTCTCGGCGATGCGCGGTTGCCTCGTCTTCGCCCGCAGAGTACCGTAGCCCCCCGCGGGCGACTGCCGAAAATCGCCCTACTCGGCGACCACCTCGAGCTCCGCCCGGAGCTGCCGCAGCTTTCGCCCCGGGTCCGGCGCGTCCGTGCCCTGATTCTCCGTCGGGTGCGCCGCCTGCCAGGCCGCCAGCGAGCGCATCCCGACCGCCGTTTCCGGATAGAACGGGAAGGTGACCGGCGACACCTCGAGAAGCTCCCCGACGCGCACCAGCGTCCGCTGCCAAACCCCGCCCTCTCCCTCCTCCCACGAATCCTCCGCCACGGTGAACGCAAAGGAGGCCCCCGTCACGTCACCCCGGCGCATTGGCTCGAGCGCCAGATCCCGCAGCACCCCGGCCGCCGGCGGCTTGATCTCTCCCCACAGGCCCGACACGCCGCCCTCCTCCCGCTCCTCGAGACGGAGCGTGCCGCTCTTCGTCCGCCCGAGCACGAAATCCGCGTTGTGATTCCAAAGCGCCCGCACGTCCGCGAGCGCCTCGAGCGCCGGCCGGAAGAATCCCCGCGCGATCCGTTCCCGGAAGTTTCCATAGACCGGCGACCACCGCTCGTAAATCGCGAACCATCCCCGGATCCGCTCCGGCTCGCCCTCCGCCTCCGCCGGCGCGAGCCGCAGCTCCGCCGCCTCGAGCGGCAGGAACCGCCGCTCGACTTCGCCCGTCTGCCCTGCCCGCTTCGTCTTCACCGCCCCACCTCCTCACCGAATCGCCGCGCCGCCACGTCCGGCCGCGTCCGCGTCCACTCCTCCGCCCGCGCTTCGATCGCCCCGAACGGCTCGCCCGCTCCCTCGAGTAGCGCCTCGAGCTGCGCCAGCGAGGCCCCCACGTACTCCGAGGCCTCCCGCGCCGGCTCGCCGTCCCACGCCTTCCCGAACGCCTCGGCGAGCTGGCGGAGCTCCGTCTCGAGCACGAGCTCGGCCTCCTGGTAGAACGCATCCACCGCTGCCCGGAAGCCCTCGGCGCCCGTTCGCGACACCCGCGCCTTCGCCGCCAGCCGCGCGAGCGCTTTCTGCTCCCGCCGCGCGAAGCGCGCGTAGACCGCCCGCACCATCGCCCCGCACGCCCGGCGCAGCTCGGCCCGCGCGTTGACCTCCGGCCCGGCGTCCGGCGCCCGTTCCGGGGTCGGCTCCGGCTCCGCCTCCGTCGGCGTCACCTGCGCCGGCGACCAGGCCCGCCCGACCACCGGCACCATGTTCAACGGCGTCAGGTAGACCGCGCCGGCTCCGTCCGGCAGCGGCGCAAGGTTCTCGAGCTCGCGCACGTCGTCGGCCGAGAGCCATCCCCACTGGCGCCCCACCGCGTAGGCCGCAAACCGGCTCGCCTGGTCGCCCCGCAGCAGCCCGTCGACCGCGTGCTCCGCGTAGAGCCCCGCCGTGCCGGAGGTGCCGAAGAGCTTCCGGTTGATTTCCTGCTCCCAGCGCACAAGCCACGGCCGGAGAGAGTGCATCACGAACTCGAGGCCGAGGTGCTCAATGTTACTGAACGTCGCCCGCTCGAGGTCGGCCAGCATATGCGGCGGCACCCGGAAGATCCGCGCGACCTCCGACACCTGAAAGCGCCTCGTCTCGAGAAACTGCGCGTCTTCGGGCGGGATCGTCGTTGCCGTGAAACTCGCCCCCAGCCCGAGCACCGCCACCCGCCCGGCCCGCTCGACGCCCTGGTGGGCGGCCTCCCACGCTTCGGCGATCTTCGCTCGCGCCTTCGGGTCGAGCGCCTGGTTGACGGAGAGCACGCCGCCCGGCCGCGCGCCGTTGCCGAAGAATCCCGACCCGAACGCTTCGGCCGCCTGCCCGAGCCCCACGGCCTCCCGCGCGAGCCGCACCGGCGAGAGCCCCACCAGGCCATTCCAGCCCAGCGCCGGCACGTGTAGCACGTCCGCCGGCTCGAGGATCGCCGGGTGCCCCCCCGGAGGATCCGTTGCCGGATCCGGCCGCACCTCATAGAACACCGAACCGCCGGCCGACCGCTTCACCGTGACGCGTGACGGGTGGATCGGCCACACCGCCCGCGCCGATCCGTCGCCGGCCCACTCGATCCGCGAGTACGCGTTGCCCCACGTGAGCACGTGCACCATGCCGAGCTCGCGCCACACCACCGCGGTCATTTCCGGATTCGGCGCGTCGTGCAAAAGCGACCAGGCCCAATGCTGGCGCGCCGTCGCCTTGCCCCGCGCCCCCGCCCGCCGGTAGACCTTGAGCGGCAAGCTCGCCGCCGACTCGGCCAGAATCCGAACGCAGCCGTACACCGCCGAGAACGTGAGCGCCGACTCCTCCGACACGTCGACGCCCGCGCCCGTTCGCCTCCCGCCGCCGAAGAGGTCGACGAGCCACCCCGGCGCGTTCGCCGGCGCCGCCCCCGGCAGCACACCGCCGCGCGCCTCCACCAGATCCCGCAGTATCACCGGCCGTCCCTCCGTCCCGAAAGGTAGTCCCCGAACACCAGCACCCCCGCCGCGAGCAGCGCCGCCCACAACCCCCACCGCAGCCCCGCACCAACCGCCACCAGCGCCACCCCGGCGAGCCCCTGCCATGCCTCGAGGCCGCGCATCAGAGCACCATCAGGAGCTCGTCGGGGTCGACCGCCCGAGCTCCCGCCGCGAGCGAGGCCCGCCCCACCGCCATCGCGAGCGCCACGATCCCGTCGATTCGATCCGCGGATGCGGCCTTGTCGGGCTTCGCGTTGCCGGCCGGATCCATTTTCACGGACACGTTGCCGGCCATCCAGCGAAGGACCGGGTGCCCACCATGCGCCAGCCGCCGCCCGAGCACGAGCCGCTCGAGCTCCCGCAACGCGGGCGCCATCGTTTGGAAGCCCTGCCGCATCGGCACCATCACAAACCCCTCCTCCTGCAGCTCCGTCGCGAGCTGCACCGCGCCCCAGGGATCGAAAGCCACCTCGACCACCTCGAGGTCGAGCCCCTCCCGCAGCGCGTGGAACCATTCCCGAATCCACGCATAGTCAACGATGTTGCCCGGCGTCGCCGTCACCAGGCCCGCATCGATCCACGCGTCGAACGGCACGCCATCCGATCGCACCCGCTCCGGCACGTTTTCGGCCGGGATCCAGAACTGCGACAGCACCACCCCGCCCTCCGTCTCGTCGTCGGGATCCTCCGGAGGGAAGTAGCACGCCGCCGCCGTCACGTCGCGAGAGGTTGAGAGGTCGAGCCCGACGTAGCACCG